AAATAATTCAACAGCAGTACAAGATTTAGATGGCGAAGATAAATTAGCTATTGCTTGGTCTACAAGTGGTTTGGTTATATATGTAAATGGCTCTAGTGTTTATAGTACGGCAAGTTCAGCATATGCAAGTGCATATAGCACATTATATCTTCCAGATTCAACAAGACCACCAAGAGTTGATTTAAAGTCAATGATTTTTTTTCCAACCCGTCTTTCTAACACCGAATTAGCAGCCCTCACGAGCCTTTAATATATGATAAAATTATGAGCAGAGTATTCAGGAAATATCAATTCGGCAGCAAAGGAGCAGCAACAACCAAGATTAACGCTTTAGGCGTAGATGAGGAAGGCAACCCTACTCACGGACACGCCATCGTACACTTAGGCAACCTTGTTCTCACTCCAGCAGTTTACGATGAGGAAGGAAACGAGGTAACACCACCCGTAATGAGCACAACGTATCACATAGACGTATTATGGGATGGAGAACCCGATACAAGCTGGGATAATCAGTTGGTATGGTGCCCACCAATGGGCGTTCACGTTTTTGGCTCAAGCAGCGCAATAGCAGAATGGGTAGAGAAGTGTAAGGAGTTGCATCCGGAATACTTTCCAGAACCCGATCCCGACATTATCGAGTAATTAGAACAACACCACCAATCAAGGCAGTAAATTAGCAACAAATTAAAATAACACACAATGGCATTAGTAAACGGAGATGTAATTCTTGTTGAGTCAGATTCCAACACTTACGTAGGAACGACTTCTACTTCTTTAGAGGTAGCAGCCGATATGATTGACAAGACTACTAAAGATTCAAACGCGTACAAAGAGTTCACTCGCGGAGAGCGTTCACTCACCATCAGCATCGAAGGTTTGCACGACGTAGATGAAAACGAGCAATCAGGAGAGGTAGCATACGACGACCTTGTTGCAGGTACAGAGGTAACGTACAAGTGGGGGCAATTCGCTCAAGTAGGCGATCGCTACATTACCGGTTCAGCATTGGTGGAGTCAGTAACCATCGACGCTCCTAAGAACGAAATGACTACCTACTCGGTAACACTTCGCTCAACGGGTAGCTTTAGCTGGACTGAAGTAACCACTTGATGAGAACCAAAGTATATTCAATAGAGGTGGGCGATAATACCGTTCACCTTTTTTGGGATAACGCCAGCGCATTGGACTTCGCTACGGCACTCGGCATCGAGGATGTAAACGAGGTTCAGACCAAGATGGTGGAAGTGTTAGCGGAACTCAATCCAGGAGAGGATGGTTCGATTAAGATATCCAGCATCGACGCAATGGCCAAGATGATCTACGTAGCTATTCAGACCGGGCACGAGCACAAAGAAGAACCGTTATCGGTGAATCTTCGCTGGGTTCGCAACACGATGTTAGGACAAGACGCTACGACGCTCATAGAGGCCTTTGCAGGGGTTATCGCTCAATATATGCCAGAAGTGGATGAGAGCAAAAAAAAAGCGACGCAGAAGGAAGGAAAATAACCTTTGCGGACCTGCGGAGAATGTGGTGCGTGAATCTGCACTTGGAGGAGGATACTTTCTGGAGGGCGACGATGAGGCAAGCGATATGGAAGTTAGACGGATATCGCATAGCAAGGGATAAAGAGTGGGAGCAGACGCGGTTCATTGGAGCGATCTTAATCAACGCGAACAGTAAGCGGAAGGTTAATCCAAAGGACTTGATACCGTTAAGCATCGACCAGGACAACAGAAGGACAATTACCGAAGAAGAAAAAGAGTTAATTCGTAAAAATTGGATGAAAAATGGCAGAGCAGGTAGGCGCGATAAACGTAATAATTAGTGCAAACCCCGAAGCACTTAAAAAAGGCTTGCAATCTGCTTCCAAGTCGCTTGAGGAGTTCGGCAAAAGGGCCGAGAAGTTAGGCAAGGATATATCCATGAAAGTAACTGCACCGATCACGGCATTAGGTGTAGCATCAGTTGCAGCGTTTGCAACTCAAGAAAAGGCCGAGATGAGATTAAGGGCAGCACTTGCTGCTAATGGCCGACAAGTAGAGAGTTTGTTCAAGGACTACGCTACATTCGCATCAGAATTACAGAAGATAACGGTAGTAGGCGACGAGGCAACGTTAGCGATGCTTCAGCAGGCCGAATCATTAGGGTTAACTGCAGATGCCGCTAAGAACGCAGTAAAGAATGCCATTGCAATGCAGGCAGCCTTCAATGTTAATGCCGAGAGCGCGTTACGATATACGGCAGCATTAGCGCAAGGCGATGCGACGATGCTAACCCGATACATACCAGCACTCAAGCAAACCACAGATGCAGCAGAACGGGTAGCCATTGCTCAAGACGTATTAGCGAAAGCGTTTGCAGCTGCGGAAGGTGAGGCAAATTCCTTCAGCGGACAACTGCAACAAACTAAGAATACGATCGGCGACTTGATGGAGCAGTTCGGAGCGATAGTTTCCGAATCCATTGCACCATTAATCAAGCGCGTTAAAGAGATGGCCGAGCAGTTTCAACAGTTGGACCAAAGCACAAAGCAGACCATCGTAGTTATCGGAGGTTTGGTAGCAGCTATTGGTCCGGCATTGATCATCATCGGTAAGATTAGTGTAGGTTTAGCCGCATTGCCAGCCTTATTCGCAGCGATATCTGGTCCAGTTGGATTGGTGGTACTTGGAGTAACGGCATTGGTAGCGGGAATGGTTAAGCTAAACCAATACATCGACGACAACAGTTCAGTAACTAAAAAGACACGCGAGCAGGTAGCACAATTAAAGGATGCCTACGATCGCTTGAAGAAGGCTCAAGACGAGTTAAACAGCATTCAGGATGGAAGCATTCAGGCCAGCGAGGAAACTATTAAACAGAAGAAAGAGGAAACCAAAGCGATCATAAAGAACGCGGAGGCATTACTTCAAGAAATCAAAGCACGAAAGATAGCGATTCAGGAAAGCATCAAAGCGGAGATTCGCGCAATGCAGACCAGTAAGTTAGGTGGAGGTGCTCAAGCAGGGCGCATTCAGCAACTAAGCGAAACGCTTAAGCAACTGGAAGCCGAAACAAAGCAAACCGAATCATCTATATTCCAACTCACCGAATCGTTATACGACCTTGAGAATCCAATAGAGGGCGCAGAGCAGGGAGTTCAAGTAATGGAGGACATTGCTACTGGAGCAACAGAGGCTACGAAAGCAGTAAGCGCATTGGCGCAAGAGAACATGAGGTTAGCGGAGTTGTTTGGAGAGCGACAACTACAAGGTGGAATAACTGGACTTGAGCAGCAACTCGGATTAACGGGCGGAGGTCAAGGTGCAGATCGCATTCCAATCGAAAACTTTACAGAGGACTTCACCGACCTTGAGCCACCCGAAATGCCAACGGATATTCCAGGTTCAGAGGAGATGTTCAATAACTTCATCAATAAGACGGAGTTAATGGCACAAGCTGCGCAGTTATCAGCACAAGCGGTTAATAGCGCATTCGGTGAAATGAGTAACGCTTTATTCGGGGACTTGAAGAATAGCGAGAATGCATTTCAAAGATTCGCGGGTACGATGGGTTCAGCCATTATGGAAATCATTGCTGCAAACTTAGCAGGTTCGATATCCAATGCTATTTTAGGAACTACGCAAACGGCAGCAGCCGCAGGTCCAGCAGCAGCCTTAATACTACCAGGCCTTATCGCATCAACGGTGGGAATAGTTACATCTGCATTCGGAGGTATTCCAGCCTTCGCACAAGGGGGTATGGTAACCGGGCCAACACTTGCAATGGTAGGAGATAACGCGAGTGGAAAGGAGGCGATCATTCCATTCGAGAAGATGGGCGCATTTATGAATATGATGGGAGGCTCGAACGTAAACGTGAATATCACGGGTGAGTTTGATGGAGATGCACTTCGCTTGGTATTGGACAAAAGCAGTAAAGACCTTAACAACTTGAGATAATGGGTGCAGTATTAGCACGGGCGCAATTTACTTCCGAACTCGGCCGCGAGTGGGAGGTGGAGATTTACGACTTAGACGAAACAGGTACACCAACAATCTTAGACTTTGAGGTAGCTGCACCCGGATTCACCATACAATACGAAAGTCCCAATGATGACCTATTAGAGCCAATCAAGGCCAGCAAGTGTAGTGCGGAAATGATTATCAATCCAGGAGATACGGGATTGGAAACCTTAATCACCGACATTGCACAAGCCGACGATGGAAGGTACTTTCTAATCGTTTCAGAAGATACAACTGGAAGTTATGTACCGTATTGGTGGGGCCCAATCTTGACCGACATGGTGAAGGAGCCAAATGCCTACCCAACACTCATTAATTTAGTAGCTACGGATGCGTTAGGGCGACTTAAAGAGATTGATTACGTAGATGGTTCAGGAAACCCTACAACGGGCAGAAAACGCTTTACAGAGATCATTGCCGAGATAATGGAGTTAAGCGGTAACGGAACGGATATCGTAAATAAGGACTACTTGAAGTTCGCAACGCAATGGTTTCACGGAAACCATTCGACTACGGGCCGCGAGCCAATGGAATACACGGCAGTTTATGTAGAAAATTATTGGGTTCGTGATCGAGATAGCGGAGGGTTATCTGCTCCAAAATGCTACGACGTATTAAAGAGTATTCTGCACGATTGGAATGCGCGAATCCTATTGACCAACGGCTACTACTTAATCGAGCAATCTACAAGCTACACGACGGCAAACCGACGGGAAACGATAATAGATACATCAGGAGATAATACGGCATCAAGTACAAGCCAAGCGGTAACAGTAGTAAACCAAAGCACGGTAATCGAGTTGGCAGGAGGAAAGCGCGAATGGGCCAAGCCAGTTATCGAGGTAAACCGAATATATGAGCATCGCTTCAACTCGAATATCCTCACTCCAGCAGACGACTATTTTGATTCCGTTGTTGGATTAAACGCAGTAGCATTTCCTTACAATCAGCAAGTTCTTGCAGTAGGCAACTCGGGTAGTTCAAAGAGGTTAATTATTGATGCGGAGGTTGAATCAGTAATTACAAACAGAACGGGTACGGGTTATGCTTATCCAGTCAGTTTCTTCGTGGTGAATGTTCACGTGAAATTGACCAACGGAACGACGACAACTTATTACTTAGACAAACCATTATGGGCCGATGCCAACGCGAGCGGATGGAATACTTCATCTTCAGCTTATTTTCAGCCAGTTGATTTAGGATTATTACCCGATGGTGAGCAGATAAGAAGAGTAATTCCGATCACAATTTCTACACCTACATTTACAGAAGATGATTTAACAGGTGAGATATGGTTCAGCTATTCCATTGTCCCGCCAATAATTAACGGATATGGCTCAACTACCGACGTAGGTAATAGCGCGAACTTCGTAACCAATTTCAATACCGATCCATATTTAGGAACATATTCAGGAGATACGGTATTTCAAGGGCGCACCAACTTTGTGCGTATTGCATTGGAGGGGGGTAATAACGACAACGCATCAGAAAAACTATTCACGGCAACGAACACATCAGGCGATACGGTTAATGAGTATGACTTCCCTCAAAACGCATTGATCGGTTCACGATTTAAGAGCACAATAGAGCCAGGCCTTCTACAAATCACATCAAACAAATCGACCTACTCCATTGATACGGGCAGATGGAACTATAATGTGGTTAGTCCAGCGTATTTCTTCAACGACTTAGCAGTAGTTGAGGCATTGCGGATGATGAAAGTACCGAGAGAGCGCAGATATGCGACTATCTTCGGAGAGTACAACCCGGATGAATGTTTACGCTACGGAATCACTTCAAAGTACTACGTATTTTGCGGAGGTAAGTTCATTGCCAATAACGATAGATGGCAGGGCGTTTGGGAATTGGTAGAGCGCGAGAGTTCGGGAATAACTTCGGGAAGTGCAAGCCTACCCAATCCAACTGGATTAACGGGCGCAGGAACACCTACGATTCCATCAACGGGAGGATTAACGGCAGGGTTAGCAGGTGCGGTTAGTCAGGGATCGGTGAATCAGACGATCGCAAAGGGAAGCACCATTACTGGCATCACGATTGGAGGGTTCTTCAAGTCAGGCGTTATCGGTTCAGGAGATGATATCACGGTTATTTCTGCAAGTACGGGCCAGAGTCAGGTATTCACTACGACGGCCAGAGTTGATCAGGGCGACACTTCCATTAGCGTAAGTTCAGCAACTACCGACTTTGATATAGGTCCGGGCGATTTAATAGTCTTATCGGCTCAACAACAAGCAAGTCAAGTTAATGCAGTAGAGGTGGACAACTGGACTCCAGGAATTACCGTTGGAGGTGGCTCGGTAACCATCGGGATCGGAGGCCAAGCGAGGTATTACAAGTTTCAGAATATCGTTATGGTATCAGCACGGATTCCAATCGGTACGGTATCTTCACCAACGGGAGCATTAAGCGTTACGGGTTTACCATATAGCACGGAAGCGTTCAATGTGTATGCAGGCCACGCGCATTTGATAAGCAGCACCAGCGGAGATGATATCTACGTTTCAAGGATGCAAGCCAGCGCAAACACGGTTCAGATTCTCAAATCGGATAACACCAACGCAGCGGACCAATTAAGCAACGGCTGCACTTTATTTGTACAAATCCAATACCTTACAACATGACCTACACACTATTCACATGCGTTTGGGGGCGCAGAGCCATCTTAAAGCTATTCTGCGAGCACTACGACAAGTGGGAAATAAACAAGGTAGCGGTTTGCTCAACAGACGAAGATGAGTCCTTTATGCGCCATTATGGATGGGAGGTAATAAGAGCAGAAAACAATCCACTCGGAGCGAAATGGAATGCAGGGTTAGAGGCTTGCTTAGACACGGACTATATTATCCAGGTGGGCTCGGATGACCTTTTATCGGATTACTACTTCAAGGCGATCGGGAAGTTGGTATCAGAGGGAGTTCATTTAGCAGGGTTCAAGACGCTTTACTTTTGGAACTCACTTAACGATGAGTGCGTAGAGTTTGAGTACGCTCCACACCTTAAAAACAAATTCGTCGGAGCAGGTAGATTAATCAGCACGATGATGGTGGAGCACATATTAGAAGAAGAGGGTTTGGTATGGACCGAGAAGCTAAACAAAGGACTCGACAACGATAGCGAGATGCGATTCAATAAGCACGGATACTATTGCAAAGAAATCAAATGGCCGAATCCATTGGTAGTGGATGTTAAGAGCGATCAGAACATCTGGAGTTACGAAGCCTTCGCTAAGACACGAAACCGACATAAGCACAAGCTAACACCCGTGAGTCTCAACGAGGTACGTCGGAACATTCAAATTACGGGACATTTAGAACGCAGTCTTTGAGGATTTAGACACTTTTGTAAAAAATTAAGAGCATGAGTTTTGAGTTAGTTGCTACGTTGGTAGGTATTGGAGTGAGCACCGTATTCGGGATAATAGGCAAACTATTATGGAGCAAGTACGAGCAGATGTACGAGGACATCGAGCAGGCCATTGAGCGAGTAAACAGAGCAGAGGTAGAGGTATCAGACCTTAAGAAAGACGTGGAATATCTTCGCAGGGATTTAGGCCGATATGAAGACACGACCGATAAGATCTTCAAGATATTAGACCACATTCAAGAGCAGCTTAGCGAAATCAAACAGACTTTGGCTGCAAACCAAATAAAATGAGGCCATCACGCAAGGCACAGAAATTCATTCTCGGAGTAGGAGTAGTTGCAGCGACTTACTTCACCTACGATGAGTTCGCATCACCCGACGACCTTACCAGCGGTGAGTTAATTAGTCCGGTATTGGTAGGCAAGTTGGATTCCATTCGCGAGGAGGTAGGATTCCCGATCGTAATCAATTCAGGCGTTCGCACCTTAGAGCACAATAGGCACGTTGGAGGGGTAGAGAATAGCGCGCACACCGATCCTTCAGAGGGAGTTCATTTAGCAGGGTTCAAGACGCTTTACTTTTGGAACTCACTTAACGATGAGTGCGTAGAGTTTGAGTACGCACCACACCTTAAAAACAAGTTTGTCGGAGCAGGTAGGTTAATCAGTACGATGATGGTGGAGCACATCTTAGAAGAAGAGGGTTTAGTATGGACCGAGAAGCTAAACAAAGGACTCGACAATGATAGCGAGATGCGATTCAATAAGCACGGGTACTATTGCAAAGAAATCAAATGGCCGAATCCATTGGTAGTGGATGTGAAGAGCGATCAGAACATCTGGAGTTACGATGCATTCGCGAAAACACGCAACCGACATAAGCATAAGATAACACCCGTGAGCCTCAACGAGGTACGTCGGAACATTCAAATTACTGCACATTTAGAACGCAGTCTTTAAAGAATTAGACACTTTTGTAAAAAATTAAGCAGATGAGTTTCGAGTTAATTGCTACATTGGTAGGTATTGGAGTTAGTGCAGTCTTCAGCATTCTGGGCAAGTTGTTATGGAGTAAGTACGAGCAGATGTATGAGGACATCGAGCAAGCCATTGAGCGAGTAAACAGAGCAGAGGTAGAGGTATCAGACCTTAAAAAAGACGTGGAATATCTTCGCAGGGATTTAGGCCGATATGAGGACACGACTGATAAGATATTCAAGATATTAGACCACATTCAAGAGCAGCTAAGCGAAATCAAACAGACGTTGGCTGCAAACCAAATAAAATGAGGCCATCACGTAAGGCACAAAAATTTATCTTAGGAGTCGGAGTAGTTGCAGCGACTTACTTCACTTACGATGAGTTCGCATCACCCGACGACATTACCAGCGGTGAGTTAATCAGTCCGGTATTGGTGGGCAAGTTGGATTCCATTCGCGAGGAGGTAGGATTCCCAATTGTAATCAATTCAGGCGTTCGCACCTTAGAGCATAACAGACACGTTGGAGGGGTAGAGAATAGCGCACACACCGAACCGTGTTATTGCGCAGTAGATATCAAGATACGAAGCAGAGCACAAAGAGATACCATAATAGCATCAGCAAAGCGACACGGTATTAACCGAATAGGCATCGCGCGGACCTTTGTGCATTTAGACATCGACACGACCAAGCCAGCCGCGACTTGGTATTACTAAGCAGCCATGACTACAAACGAAATAATCGAAAAGCATTACGATCAACTTGATAGTGCTAAGAACCTGCGTGGCCTTTGCCGCGAGTTATCTGCTCAATACGGAGTAAACAAAGACAACCTTCGCAAGAAGTTCTACCTGCAAAAGAAACTACGAGAGCATTCAGGGTTATATGAGTTCGCAAAGCAGAACGGATTCAATGCGGACCAAGTGAACCACTATTGGTTCAAGGGTAAGCACATCAGCGCACACGTTAAACCGGAGGCGATTAAGTACGAGGACATTCGCGATGAGTTGATTGCAGAGATGGAGAACCACGCGCCGAGTTACCCGGAATACAACTACCAACATTCGGAGAACCCTCACCTATTGGTTATTGATCCAGCCGATGTTCACATTGGCAAGTTAGCACGGGAGGTGGAAACGGGCGATGAGTACAACGTGAAGATAGCAAAGCAGAGGGTGCTGGAGGGCGTTGCAGGTATCCTACACAAAGCGCAGGGATTCGACATCGACCAGATTCTATTTGTTGGAGGTAATGATATTCTGCACATCGACACACCGAAGAGAACCACGACATCAGGCACACCACAAGATACGGATGGGATGTGGTACGACAACTTTCTTCATGCGAAGGAGATATACATCGCGGTCCTGGAATACCTTTGCACGGTAGCACCAGTCCACTTCGTATTCAATCCAAGTAACCACGACTACACGAACGGGTTCTTTTTGGCTGATGTGATTCAGACGTGGTTCAGGAATAACGATGCGATCACGTTCGACTGCTCAATCAGCCACAGAAAATACTACCGATATTTTAACAACCTAATCGGCACTACACACGGAGACGGAGCAAAGCAGCACGACCTTCCGTTATTGATGGCGCACGAAGCAAAGGAGGACTGGAGTAAAACCACCTTCAGATATGTGTACACCCACCACGTACACCACAAGACGGCCAAAGACTACACTGGAGTAACGGTGGAAAGTTTACGCAGTCCATCGGGTACGGATAGTTGGCACCATCGACAAGGGTATAGCGCAATAAAGGCGATTGAGGGATTCATTCATTCACGGGATAGAGGACAGATCGCACGATTAACGCATTACTTCGAGTGAAGGTAACGGCCAAAGATATTATTTGCCTTGCATTAGTGGTTTTTACGGCTTCTTACGGCATTTGGATACGTTTTGGATATAGAGTGCCATCGAAAGAAGATAATCGCTTAGAACGCAAATATGATAGTCTTAACGTTGTATTAGCAGAAATAAAACACTCAAACGAGATACTTTTATTATCTTTGCGCGAGAAACAAGATACGATCAATGCGCTTAATTCAGAACTTGAAATCCTCAAAACGCGAAGGCAACGTGTGGATTCTTTACATTACTTGGTTGATACTGATATCATTATTGACCAAGTCCGTATATGGGCAGACCGATACGTCGCTAACGGGTACGCAATTCCGGGCAGTGTGGACTTGGTACCAAGACCTATTAATAGCAGATAGCATCATTCAGACGCAAGACAAGCTATTGCTTCACTATAAAGCACAAGCAATCGACTTCCGCAATTTAGCTGGGAACTACAATAAGCAAATCGAACTCCAAGAGCTTCAGAAGGGTTATATGGTTCAGAGGTACGACTTTTGTCGGGAGGAGGTAGCGATCCTGGAGAGGAGGCTCAATACAACCAAGAACGCGATAATCTACGGAGGCGTTGGGTTGGGGGTGCTACTTTTAGTTTCGATCTTGATGTAGTACGGGTTAGATTCCGTATCTTTACGAAGTAGTTTGTTAGTTGATTAGTATGGCTCGGGTTCATTCTCGGGCCTTTTTTTATGCCTTGAGTAAAAAAAAATATACTTTTTGTTTTGTGGTTTGTGAATAAGTAGTATATTTGTAGTGTAATAATCAACGACACAATGGAAACTAAAACAACAGACTGGACCGACTACGCTAAGAAAGTAAGCCACAATCAGCTTGCAAGTCTTGCCGCTCAAATTTATTTCGATACTAACGCACGCAGCTTGGCCAACGAGGATATCGCAGATTGGCTCAAGACACTCAATACAGAGATGTTAGTAAAGTTTATGAACGACCACAGTAAATTCTAAAAATATGAACGCACTACTTTTTATCGCACTATTCATCGGCTGGGCAAAACTCCAGCAGTACGCAGACAACAAGTTTACTAATCAATCGAACCAGTAATTATGTTTATCCAACAGTCACCCAATGCAGACGAGGTACTAAAGGCACTCGTTGCAGCCAAGAGCCACATCGGCTCAATCACCAAAGGAAGTAAGAATCCTTTCTTCAAATCCAAGTACGCAGACCTTTCTGCAATCCTTAATGAGGTAGAACCCGTTCTTCAGGAACACGGTTTAGCAGTATTCCAACCGGTACACGAGAATCACATCGTTACCACCTTCGTACATTCATCAGGGCAGTACGTTTCAATTCTCGGTACAGAGTTAGTGGCCGCAAAAGAGAAAGATCCTCAAGCGATGGGTTCAGCCATTACCTACGCTCGCAGGTATTCCATCAGCGCAGCGTTATCACTCAATGCAGAGAACGACGACGATGGAGAAAGAGCAATGAAGCGTAACCAAGCCGCACCGAGTAAAGAGGAACTCAAACCAGGTACTGCAACTTGGCAGAAGGCAGTCTTAGCACTCCGTGATAATACGGTAAACATCAATCAGATAGATCGCAAGTTCAAACTCACCGGTGCAGACCGTGAGGCATTACTAATCCAAGCAAACCAGTTAAAATGAAAGAGTTCAAAATTAGAGCATCAGCAGCAGGTAAGTTAATGACCAACGCCCGTAAAAAGGGGGAGGTCCTTTCCGAAACCACCAAATCCTATCTCCAGGAGTGGACCAAAGAACAGATCTACGGAGTGCGCCAGGTTATCACTTCTAAGTACCTTACTAAAGGAATCGAGGTGGAGCAGGATTCGATCAACTTTGCAGAGAAGATTCTCGGATGGGATTTAGCAGTTAAGAACGAGGATGGCTACGAGGATGACTTCTTCACCGGCACACCCGATGTTATATTCCCGCGCGATAAGGTAGTAGATATCAAGAGCAGCTGGGATTGCTTTACCTTCCCTTTGTTTGAGGATGAGATTCCGACTAAGGACTACTACTACCAGCTTCAGGTTTATATGCACTTGACTGGATTAAAGAAGGCCGAGTTGGTTTACGTACTGATGGAAACACCCGAAGACCTTACCCGGATTCACTACGACTACTCACAAGTTGAGCCGAAGCATCGCGTAAAGGTTTATGAGGTGGAGTACGATCAGTCCGTTATCGAGGACCTTCAGCAACGAGTTGAGAACGCTCGGGAATACATTAACCAATTAATTCAGACGATATGAAATCGGTTTACACTTATTCAGTAGAGAAGGTAGCACCCGTTGCGCCGGAGGGAAAGGTCGAGTACATTCGGCCAATGCAATGGTACGAGTTTAGGAAGGTAAATCCCTTCGACGTACTCAAGGTTTGTTGCAATCACTTCGGAGTTACGGTCCAGGAGGCACAATCACCCAATCGTAAGCAACCCAAAGTTATGGCGAGGATGTACTACGGTTATCTGCTCAAAGAGGATGCAGGGCTAACTTATTACACGATAGGAGGGTTTATCAATCGCGATCACTCCAGCGTTATTCATTACGTTCGAAGCATCAATAACCAGATGCCATTCGATGAACGCATTGAAAACACGTTGGATATCCTTCGGCAAAAATTATTGGACTTTTATCGGAGGTATTAATATTTTTGTTATATTAGCAGAGCAATGAAGATTAGGCCCTTCTGTACAGATTTAGTTTTAGTTTCTATGATTACCCCTGCGTTTTGCCTAATCGACGCGGGGGTTTTTATTTGTACATTATGATTATTAGATCACACCTTACCGAAAGATTCACAAACGTACCAAACGACATTATTCAGAATACGAAGAACCCGGTACGACTTGCCATTCACATCTATTTGCTTAGTATGCCATTAGATTGGGTAGTGCACAAGAAGCAGTTATACAATCATTTCGACGCTGGAAGAAAGCGAATCGATGATGCCTTTAATGAACTTGAGCAAGATGGTTACATCGTAAGAGTTCAAAAGGTAAACGATAAAGGACAATTTAATGGAGTGCAGTATATCGTTTATGACTTCTCCGTAAAAGAAGATCCGAATTACGTAATTCCGAATGGCGAAAAACCGATTGACGGAAAACCGACAGACGGTAAAACAGCAACTACAAATAACTATACTATACAAAACACTAATAGTACAAAAGAAGAAATAGACAAAGCCTCGCAGAATTTTGGAAAGAGGTACGTAATGGGGAACCAGGAGTTACTTATTCAACAAGCTGAAGATAAGTACCCGAATAAAGACGGTTTAAAGGCGATGGAAGACTTTGTTTATTACATTAGCAACACAAAAGGCATCAGATGGAAGGACTATCGATTGGCCTTTTTTAAGTGGATCAGAGAAGATAAATTTAACAAGTACAACAAAACACAATCAACTAAACAACCATATAACAACATCAACTTATGAATGACAAGACCATCGAAGAAGGCGTATTGGGCAGATTCATCATCTGGAATAACCTTTACTTCCAATATGCCACAATGATTCGAGAAACCAGTTTCTACTTCGAGCCACATCGAAAGATATGGAGAGCAATGCAACGATTATCCAACAAAGCTACAATCGACGTATTCGCACTTGATCACGAATTAAAGGCCGAAACACCACCCGAAGAGGGTTGGTCCGTAATGTTACTCACGCTTCAGGAAAAGGTAGCCAATGAGCGCATCGAGTATTACGTTACGCAACTGCTGGAGATGGAGATGAAGCGCAATATCGAGATGTTAGCACTCAAGATAAAGACCATCAACCTAACCGACCCAATAGATACCGTACTTAAAAAAGTAGGCGAATACTACCAGGAGGCAGTCCAGATAGACGGCAACCGAATCGAGGACACGACTACACAGATAAAGACCTTCATAGATCAACTGCAAGAATCGGACACGAGCCGAATCAGGTCCAGCATTGAGATGATGACCAAGTTTACTGGGGGTTATCAACCCGGACAACTAATCATCTTCGCAGCACGGCCAGCAATGGGTAAGACGGCCGCAATGATTGGAGAGGTTATGCAGGCTTGCTACGATGGCAAGTCCGTTCACGTGGTAAGTGCAGAAATGACTGCATCGGAGTTAATAGGCCGAATGATTATCCAACTCACCAAGATAGATTCCGAGCAGATGCGACGCAAGAGGTTGAGCCAAGAGGAGTGGATTAAGATCAACAAAGCAGCTGCACTAATTGAGAAGTGGAACTTAACCATTGATGAATCGGTAACGCTTCCGCAGATTCAGAACCGTATCCAGGTGGAAGCAGGAAAGCGAAAGATAGACTTAATAGCGGTGGACTACATTCAAAGGATATCAGGCACAAAGGATATGCGAGAGCAGGAGATTAACGAAATTGCGACGGCAATGAAAAACCTTGCTAAGCAACACAAGTGCACGGTAATAGCATTGAGCCAATTAAACCGAAAGGTAGAGGAGCGCGGTAATAAGCAGCCGATGTTATCAGACCTTCGCGAATCAGGATCAATAGAGCAGGAGGCCGATATGGTTTGCTTCCTTCACCGACCGGAGTATTACGGACTAATGGAGTTCGACGATGGCTCCAATACCGAAGGCAAGGGTGAGTGGATAATAGCTAAGAACCGAGCAGGAAGTACGGGCAAGATGAAGGTAAGTTGGATTCCCGAGTTAATCAGGTATGCCGACGACGTTATCCAAGAACAAAAAAATTCAGCACCTTTTTAGTTTATATTAAAATAAACCGTATATTTGTTTTC